ATCGTGTCTTGATAAACGATAGGATAATTGACTGCGATTGTTGCGCTATCAGCCGTTCCGTATGTTATAGTAGTAGGAGCTAAATAAGCGGCTTGACCTGCTACAGAATCACCCGTAGCGAACGTAGCACTTCTCGCACTATCTTTGACATTACCAATAGTCACTTCAGCATTTTGTATATTGAGGTCGAGTACTTCACCGTAGAAATTACCAATAGTAACAGTCTGCCCGACAGGAAATGCAATAGCGATATGTTTTGCTAACACATCAACTCTTGCGGTAGCACTATCTGCATATCCAAGTTCAGCAGAGTCGCCTACGATTGCGGTTGGTATAGAAATACCTAGTTGACAAACATAATTTGGATACGCTTTCTTGATCGCATAGTCACTGACATCTTGAAGAGTCATGGGCCAGCCAGACTCGCGAAGTCGGGGGTTCATCGAAAAGAATGTCCACTCATACTCGCTGGTGCCATATAGCTTATGTGCTAGGGTATCCGGTCTATCAAAATCTAGTATCTCATATTCAATATATGTACTTGCATCATCGCCAACCCTATCGACTAGATCGACGTATTGGGCTAACTTTTGAAAGTAAACAGGATCTTCCGCATCACCGAACTTATAGAGTTGTCTCGGAAAGTTTTCGAAATAATTTGACATTAGTATCCTCTGTCCCTTATCATGTTTTTATCGAGTGCTGATATCTCTTGGAAGTTAATCGTTAAATCGCATTCTACAAACGATCCGTCTGTATGTAGACCGTTACCCGTTGAGTTATAAGATGTTTGCACATCTTTAAGATAGCACCGCTGAATTTTTGAAGCTGGATTGCCACCCGTTTGATTCTTGACTTGAAGTTCAAATACATTAGGAAATTTGTATGCAATAGGTATGTTCTCGTCGCCTACTGTGATCTTTTCAGGATACAACTCTTGCCTAAAGAACTTTATGATCTGCTTTATCTCAAACGCTTCTCGTTCGCTATTTGCTATCATCTTAAATGTGAAAGAGAATTGTCGAAGCTGAACTTCTTTGAATAATGTTCTGTGATTAGGTGCGGAGGATATACGTGTCGAACTTCGAACAGCATCACCTAATCCTTCGGTCGCTCCAGATCCTATGACAGCACCACCTAATGCGCTTCCTGCTAACTTACCGACTATAGCACCAATACCAGCACCCGAAGCTTTTGCTACAGCTTGCGCGGCTAAGGCAGCCGCAGTAGTTGTGAATGTTCCGTCACCGTTAGTAGCTCCGGCGAATGGATTTCTACCACCACCCATCGCTTCGAGACCAGCACCTAATGCTCCAAGAGGTGGTGAATCGTATGTAACATTGTCAGAAAAGCGTAAGTCTCTTTGGAGGGGCATCACCACTTTACCTACTGGTTCACCTCGCGAAGTATTCTCATAAGACGTAGTTGATCGATTCTTTTTACCTGCATTAGCTTTCTGTTCTGCAAGGACCAACGCGCTTTCGGTTGCTCTTGCATCTATTTCAGCCTCACTAATGTCTGTATCAGTGCCTGATAAGAATTTCGTAGCTCTATCGAATGCTGATCCTAGAGATGCACCAAGGTCAAGTTTACCATCAATCTTGTATGCAGTAAATGTAATTGTTCCGGGGTAGCCTTTACCCGACATAGGCATAGACAGAGGATATCTGAATTCACGAGTTTTAGCATTAAGAGCCGAGACTTCAGAACGAGTCGATTCAGTACCATCAAGTCCCTCCATCTTTTTGTCAAAAATAACATTGGTCGCGTCTTGACTTATAGACTGTGCTGTGTTACGCGCATCCTGCTCGGCTTTCTTAATTTGACTAGGATTCATATTTTTAAACCTTACTAAATATAGTTTCTAATAATCTTTATTTATAAGGAAACTAGTGGCTTATTCTGGCAGATATAAAGTTAAAAACCCATCGAAGTATAAGGGTGACTATTCTAAAGTGGTGTATCGATCAATGTGGGAGAAATACGCCTTTACATGGTGCGACGATGACCCTAATGTTATAGGATGGTCAAGCGAAGAGGTTGTGATACCATACTACTATGACATCGATAAACGATATCATCGATACTTCATGGACTTGAAAGTGACATATGCTGATCGTCGAACTGTTCTTATTGAGATCAAGCCGAAGAAAGAGACGATGCCACCAAAAGGTGATAAGCGCACCCGACGATATTTAAACGAGGGATTGACGTATGTTAAAAACCAGAATAAATGGAAAGCCGCATCTAACTTCGCAAAAGATAACGGTTGGTCGTTTGAAATATGGACAGAGGTTGAGTTGACTGCGAAAGGAATAATGCCTAAGCCACTGAAGAAACTAAAACCACTAAAGAAATTAAAATCCACTAAGAAAAAGACTAAATAAACGTATGAGTGAAATCTTTAAAAAAGTAGAACAAGAAGCGTTTCGTGCGGGCATAACGCCACGTAGTAAAGAGGCGACTGCATGGTTTAGAAAGAAAGTGCAAAAAATGCGAGGCATTAATCGTCGCGCTCTTATGCGAGAACAAGAGCTAGAGTTACGCAGTACGCGTGGCGCTCGTAGTAGCAAAGGCATTGGTGATATGTACATGTACTTCTACGATGCCAAGCACCGAGATACGCTTCCGTACTGGGACGCATTTCCTTTAGTGATCATTGTTGGTCCTGCAAAGGGTGGGTTTCTAGGGCTGAATCTTCACTACTTGCCTATACCACTTCGTGCCAAGTTACTAGACGAACTAATGAAAGTTACAAACAATAAAGCGTGGGATGAAACTACTAAGTTTCAAGCCTCATACAAATTTCTTACTGCTAGTTCAAAGTTTAAATGGTTCAAGCCGTGTTTAAAGCATTACCTGACTTCTCAAATTGAAGGGCAGATGGCATACGTACCACCACCAGAATGGGAAATAGCGACATTTTTACCGACTCAACAATTTCAGGGTAATAAAGGTGCTGTTTATAAAGATTCGAGGAGCATGATCTAATGTTTAGACCAAGTAGCATAGATGAATTTAAAAGTCTTGTAGGTTCAAAACGTGGAGCCGCAAAGACGAATTTATATCATGTTCAATTGCCTGCGATTCGAGGAGCTGATTCTCCTAGGAACATGTCGTTTCTCTGTACGAGTGTGACATTACCTTCGAGGCAAATTCTTACTGCGGCTCGTGATATGGGTGTTGATCAACAACAAGTCGCGTACGGGTTTCAGAATCCTGAAGTCTCTATGACCTTTCGTGTAATGAATGATCAGAGTACCCGACGATATTTCGAAGGTTGGATGGATAGCATTATCGTCCGTACTGACGATCTAGAAGGTAGGTATGTTTCTGAGTATGCCGACAACTACTGCTTTCCTTTACACATCTATCAATTAGAGAAAGGAGTCAGCATACCTATTCTCAACAAGAGTAAAGACGTAAGATTAGGACCAATCAATATAAATCTCGACTTAGATATTGACGCAGGTACTTCGGGCTTTGCTAACTACCATTGGCTATTAGATCGTGCATATCCTAAGTCTGTATCATACGAAACATTTTCGGACGGTGCTTCTAATGAGATAAGTCAATTCACTGTAGAGTTTACATACAAGTCTTGGCAGGGCGAAGTACTCCAGAACAAAGATAGGGGTAAGTTAGGAATTACAGCTACTGGAGCGGTTATTACGGGCATACTAAATAAGTTAACAAACTCACTATATAATTCAATATAACAACTGAGAATAAATCATGGCATTACCACAGTTAAATAGTGTTCCAAAATATACACTAACTATACCATCTACAGGCAAGAAAGTCAAGTATAGACCTTACTTAGTTAAAGAAGAAAAGATATTGTTAATGGCATCAGAACAGCAAGACCCTGGACAAATAATGTCTGCGGTTGTAGATACCGTTATTGCTTGTATCGACGGTATTATAAAGAACGATGATCTCAAAACATTTGACATCGAATATATGTTCTTGCAAATTCGATCTAAGTCTGTAGGAGATAAGATAGACGTAAAACTAGATTGTTCTGAGTGTAAGACTCCTAACAAGAATAGTATTGATATTAGCTCGATTAAATGTGAGAAGACCGCTTCGTCATCGATCATAGAACTTACTGACGATATTAGCGTGGAGATGGATTACCCTAATTACACGATGCTTGACTTCGACGGTGATAGTAGAACGCAGGGATTCAGTGTACTAGGTAAATGTATTAAGACAATAATAACAGATAATGGCGAAAATAGAATAAACGCTAGTGAGGAGAGCGAAGAGAGTATGGGAGCATTCATTGACTCAATGACTCAAAGCCAGTTCTCAAAGCTATCCGATTATCTTGAGAATATGCCAGCAGTTAAGCACACTATAGAGTTTGAGTGTTCGGATTGCGGGCATGCAAATAAATTAAAACTTGAGGGCATGCAGTCGTTTTTTTAGTATGCCTCTCTCATGAGTCCCTTACAAATTATTTTAAATCGAACTTTATGCTACTTAGGTATCATAAATACTCTTTAACAGAGTTAGATGGAATGATGCCATGGGAGAGAGAGGTACATATGATCATGTTAATGCAAGCTCTAGAAGAAGAAGAAGCCCAACGAAAGGAGCAAGAAAACAGTGGCTAAGAAAGCTAAAGGTAAGACTCTAAATGATGTTGTCATGGAGCAACGTGCGAATAATGACGTTCTCACTAGGCTTGATCGCAACATCGACAACTTTATCACTCTCTGGGCTAGTAACAAGATGGACGAGGCTGAGAATATGCGTGAGCGTATTTCTGGTAAAGATGATTCGAGCGTCCAACCTGAAGTGCCTACTGTTAAGAATACCGAAGGTCTAAACTTTGGATTCGCGGCTTTAGTAGCAGGAATAGCAGGCTCCATAGCAGGCTTCACTTTGGGGCTAGGCGACACCTTGAATGCTATTCTGAAGAAGATGAATTTCGATGTCGGAGCTAGACTAACAAAATGGTCAAATAGCTTTAAAGCTATCTTTAGCGCAAACGGAAAGGTGGGAGCAATACTCACAAAGATTGGATCGTCCTTCAAACCTATGACAGACTTCTTCGGTAGATTGAATTCATTTATAGGCACAAAGGGCGTTATAGGTAAAACATTCGCGAAGATTACAAGCTTCTTTGAGCCCGTCACGAGATTCATATCAAAGTTCGGAGCTTCGTTCTCTAAGGTATTTGGTTTCTTCAGAATTATTGGTAGAGCATTCTTGCCTATCACATTAGCAATAGAAACCGGAATGGCAATATTCGAAGAGTTGTCTAGTCTAGGCGATGGCTCTGATCTGTTCGCTAAGTTTACAGCCGTTGCGAAAGGTGTTCTTAAAGGAATCGGTAGCCTAGTTACCCTACCCCTTGATCTACTCAAAGATGGAATCTCTTGGTTGTCTAGTAAACTAGGCTTTGATAATTTCTCTAAACTACTCGACGGTTTTTCAATGGCAGACAGCTTCGGTAGTATTGTCGACACTATCTTGAATTTCGTCGAAGGTGTAGGTAGAGGTGCGACAGCCGCAATTAAAGCTATCTTCACTAAAGGCGATTCTCCGATAGAAGCATTCATGCGCGAATTCGATAATGGATTCAACGACAACTCTGGTAAGGGTGAAAAGCCACGCATACCTCAGCCCACCTTTTCTGCTAGTACTATGGCTGATATGGCTTCGATTACTGGCGTAAACGAAAGTGAGAAGTACGGTGATCTTTCTAGATGGAAAGCTGAACAACGTACAGACGCGCAAGAGCGCGTTGAGTTTGTAACAAAAACTGTTACTGCGGAAATGATAAAAGGTGACGAGTCTCGACAGAGTGTTAGCGAAGAGATCGGGAGACAGACATCCAGTGCTTCTGGTGACGCTAATGTGACCATTGTACAGACAACTCAAGTATCAGCACCGACTACTACACAAAACAATGTTTCTAATACTAGTAGCCCGTTTGTTATGACTAGTCCTACAACAAACAACGGAACACGATCAAACGCTTACTCTTGGTAAATTAAAAATTTAGTGGAACGATTACTAGCGGCTTCAGCCATTCATAATCGTGTGACGCTTTACCATAACGGCTAGTCTATTGATAGCTCGTCTCCTACGAGTAATTATCTCGCTTCCCATCGTGTGGAGCACACTAGAGATCAATTACATCTCTCGTTTTTTTATTTCTTTCCGTTCTATTGATCGGGCTGTTCTGCTTTGTATCTTTTCTGATATGACTATCTCACGTTCAAGCTCCCACCATTTGTTATCATAGTCACCCGCATATTGGCGAAGCTTCGCGTCCATCTTCTTAGCCGCAGTGTAAGCTTCTTGAAGAATTCTACAAGCTTCTTCCATACCATCAACCCCATACACTATATCGTATAACTCACGATGCATTTCACATATGGTTCTCAGTTCATTTCCGCTATGCGTTTTATCTTCGATGTGTTTAGCCATTTAAATGTAGCCCTCTGTTATCGCTTCACTTATTAAGGTTCTATTGAGAACATGCTGTATTGCTCGATCTTCTTTTGATTCTGTGTCGATGTATTCTACACCAACATGTTCTTCTATTATCATCGAAGCGAGTGAAGATCCTTTTACTATAAAATCACCGAGCGTTCTACCGTACTTTCCTGAATGCGAATATGATTTCAAAACAACATACCCGTCTGTTTCTTCTTGCGAAAGTAGCATATGTTCCACATAGTCTTTGGCTATATTACCGTACATCTTTTCTATGTCATCTCGTGTACGAACTTCCGGAGTATCTACACCACGCAATCTTATGGTCTGATTCCTCATTTCGATACCGAAACCTAAGTCGATATCTACAACCACTGTATCTCCGTCAATGACTCTCACTACTTTACATCTATATTCAAACATTTATTGCAACCTCTGTCAATGTGTATATATTATATCGTACCTAGGTACGTTACAAGAGTAAAGGGTCAACACGACTGCGGCAAGAATCCAAAGGATAAAGCCTGGTTTAAGCCACCATTTTGTTTGGAGAATTCTACAAGCTTCACTAGCACTCCCTTTCCATTCCCACCATCCGGTTAGTCTTAGTGCTACATACGCGATATGGTTCAATACAACAAAACCGTTGACCGAAGTAGCGATTTCACGAAACCAAATATCTGATTCCTTTCGTGAAATAGCGTCTACATAGAAAAACTCACTACCCTTTGTGGGTGGATAGTATCCTGTTCGATAGCAATAATCGTGAACGATTCCTGGAATCAAAAGAAGACCAGTCGGAGATAAGAATGCGCCAAGAAATCTAGGTATAGAGGCGCAGTCTGTACGAAATCCTTTTGGTATAATAAAATCTGTGCCATATCTTCTTAATGAAAAATTAAAATCTTCACCTAGCTCAAAGGTTCTTCGAGTGAATAGCCAAGTTCTTATTGCACTCCAGAATCCCATATCTTTAGTTATGATAGGGACTGGTATTAATACGGGCATGTTCTGGTATTCGAATCGCTTCTGCATCTCTATCGACCAATGTTCCTTAGGATTATAAAGATATAGAATGAGACTTAATAATATAATTCCTAGAAAGAAATATTCTAAAATCGATGGTGAATAAAGTTGGAGAATTGTTGAGTAATCCATAATATAAGTCCTTCAAATTAAAAAAGGGGTTGACGAATGCCAACCCCGATTAGTTTAGTCTTCAGCCGCTAGAGAACTGAAGTATGCCATCGTATCTTCATCTTCAGAGGCTGCGGATGATGGAACTGCGGCATCAGCGGCTGCGATGCTGGGTTGAGGTGCACTTGCAGGAGCAGGAGCAGGAGATTGAGCATCAAGTGATACAGAATGAGCCAGAGTTTGAGGACTAGATTGACCCAATACAAGAGCTAGACGAGCAGATAATTCTGCGTAAGTTTTGTAATTAGCAGGATCTGTGTACTCATTTAAATCATATGTCGTGGCATACAATGCTTCAAGCTTCTCGTCGTCACCACCTAATAAGGCTGATTGACTGGCGAACTCTGACTTATCATAGTTGCGATAACCCTCTACATTTCTGATTTTCAATTTGAAGTCTGCGCCTTCCCACATATCATATGGGTTAAGTGGAGCTTCATCTTGAAACTGAGGTTGCATAACATCCATGATCTTATCATGAATCTTCTTACCGAAAGTATAGAGCATTACTTTACCTTCATTAGAAGGGTTGCTCGGATCACTTACGACCAATACATTCGATACATAATGAAGCCTACGCTTACGATCACGCACGATAGCTTTATCATCTTCGTTGCCCGAATTCCAGAGCGCACTATTTGCTTCTGATATTGGACATTGTTGCCCGATACTAGTCAATGATCGTTCGATCATCCATTGACCGGTAGGTCCTTTAAAGCCATGGTCCCAATATCTAGCCCATGGAGTCTCATTACCTTCTGGTGCAGGCAAGAAACGGAGAACGGCATAGCCATTACCAGCTTTATCGACCGTCGCTTTCCATTGACGATCATCGTCATAGTTTTTCTTTTCAGTGTTTGTGGCGCCCGCAGATACGAGGTCTGCGATTGAATTGCGGTTACGTTTTAAATTTGCAAAAGACATATTTCTTGTTCCTATTATTAACAGTGTATTTCAGTTTATGGTACTTCGAGTATTGTAACATAATGATCAACCAAAGTCAATCATTTTATTACGCATTAGTATATAGCTAAATTGGTAAAGTGTTTTGGCGAGGAAGATAGTTTAGGCTCATTGCTTCAGCTTCTATCTTATTCTTTATAACAGGAGATATGTACTTCTTAACATCTTCGATCTCCATCTTGTGTTGTTCACATATAGCGCAGACTGCATCCATGTAGGGCATTCGCTTTTCGCGCACCCAGTCTTCGACCATCTTAGTGAACCTACTCTTCGTCATCATCATTCCATCAAGCTTCATTCGGATACTCCATTTCTCGTGTCCATACAGCCCCAACATCAGGATAGTGGACACCTATCGTTCTATTCATAGTACCGTCTGGGCGATATGAAGGAGCTACGCAAACAGATACTTGCTTATACTCCCGCTTCTCACCGTAATGCGAATCTAGCCACACGCCTGTTCGCATATAAGCAGATAGATTATACAGATAAGTCATTGCAGTTTGGTATTGCATTCTTAACTTCGCATCGGACGATTCTTCGTAATGCTTACTCGCTTTGAGGTATTGCTTAATCGAAACAATCCACTCTTTCACTTTGGGCAGATATAGCGCATGATCTTCATCTTTATCAGATACGGTGGGGTGAATCAATGGATCGCCCGTGACCTTATCTTTAAGTGCCTGCGCATTTTTCAGTAACGGCATGAGTACCTTATATAAAGACGTTCGAACTGCAACCGGCATGTAGCCCAGACGTATCGCTTTCCAACCATGCTTTGCGCAAGCTACTAAGAACGTATCTGGTATTAAAAGCACCTCGTCATTTACACCCCAACCGCTTTCTTTTCTAAGCCACTTCTTCATAGAGTGAAGATATTCTTTATCAGTCACTTCACAATGCACGAACATATCACAATCTAACCAAGCTTGCATACGCTGATCTTCGGTCGTAGCCTTTTCAAGTTTACTCCAATTGGGTTGAGGTATCAACGTCTTCTTGGGTTTAGGTACAAACTTGGCACGTTTAACCCTTTTAGCTGTTACTTTTTTAGCCATCAATCATATTCTCTTCGATATGTTTCATTATCTGTATCCGTATCCTCGCTCTCTGGTACTGGCGATTCATCGGGTTTCTTCCATATGTTTTCAAAATTATCACGATAGTTCTTACTGCTTTTCTTACTCTGGATACTATCTCCAGTTACGTCATTTTTTGTTGCCATTATTTCCACCAATAGGGTGTGTCGCGTTTTGTCCATACTGCAAAACTCTTCTTAGCTACTTTATAGTAGTTACGATAAGAGTTTATTGAATCGCCTGGAACGATACAATCAGGGAATTGACCCATAGCAGGAGGTGGATCTGTAAAGCCGGATGCACCAGTTAAACCCTCGGGAGGGGATATCAAGTAGTACTCTAGCTTAGTGAATGAAAGGTGAGACTTGCCATATCTGTGTTCAAACTCATGATGTAATGCTGTCCACATATCGTACAACCACGTATAATTCTGTGCTGATTCTCGGAGCCACACCGCAGATGGATGATTCATGTGAGTAGCCTTATATAGAGTATGTTGCATAGCGGAGTCTGGGTGGAAGAACCTTGCGATTCTGCGACCGTTTGTAGTTCTTCCCTCCCAGTGTTCGCCGTCAATAATTCTATGAGCCGTCGACATAAGTTGCGCGTATTCTACAAGCATCTTTACCACGTGCTTGTCGTTATGCATTTCAGCACATACTACTGGGTCTTTATCTAAGTAGAACACGTTCATCTTATTTCACCTTTTGTTTAGTTTTTAGAATAGCATATATTTCGCCAAGAACTTCACGCTCTTTGTGATCTAAAGTATTGTACAGTTTCTTAGACCTTTTGTCAACCTTTCCTACTTTACGGAAGAGCTTGGCTTTTTTGCTATTCACACTCGTTGTATCAATGAGGTCGCTTCTCTGTAGGATTTTGCGAAATCATCATTAGTGGTTGTAAGAAAAACATAGTCTTTAAACTGTACCATCTTCGCATCAGCCATACCAGTCATACATATACCTCTCGCAAATCCTACACCGTCTTCAGTTGCGATTAACATTCGAGGATTTTCAACGACGATCTCGCCATCTTTGCCTTCACCGTCAAAAACGCCAACATACTCACCAGAAACTGTTACGACTGATACCACTTTTCCTATTAAATTACTTAGGCCCGTCAATATTCCTATACCCATTTCTTTATTCCTTATCTTCAATTGAATTAATTACACTAGGAAAGTGCTGTCCTATAATTTCCCAACAGGACTTAGCGATTTCCATATGTTCTTTCTGTGTACCGTTTGACATTCTAAGATCGCAATAGTGTACCCACGATCTTAGACTACCCGACATATATAGCGTAGTCTCGGTAAGACCTTCGGGTAACAATGACCTCGCTTGCTCTTTCGCGACACCTAGATCAAGAGCCCTATGATACTGCTCTTTTGCTAGTGTTCTAACTTTAGCCTGCGCGTCAAGCCATTCATGATGTACATGTTTATCATCCGTCTCTATAGAGTTTTGACGATTCGATTTATCTTGTAATCGTGTTTCCCTAACTACGTCTATATTCTCACTCACTGCATATCGTTGACTAAACTCTTGAAACGAGAAGGATCGATGACGTAAAATCTGGCGACTAATATCTCTAGTCGTTTTAATTTCCATTGTCATATGAACCATCTCTAGAGGCGACCAATGATTCTCACTAATGAGATACGAGAGGAGCTTGCTTGCTGTCCCAGTGTTATTTTGATTAGCCGGATTACTTACTCGCGCAGTATACGCTACTAATTCTTCGGCTGTTCTGCATTCACTATACGCGCTCGGTTTACTTAGCGCAATTAAATTTACCACACACATCTCCAGTTAAGTTAAAATAAGATCGACGCACCACCTAGGAATTCACCAATTTACGAGATTGTCGATCAGGTTGTATTATAGCAGGTCTTCTACCGTTTGTCAAGTGGAATTAAAAAAGCCTTCTCGAAAGAAGGCTAGTTGTGAGTGATCGTTTTATGGTGCATCCGCACGCAGGAATAGTCGCATCTGAAGAAGAAACGAGCTGGCATCTTTCTCGTCAATTACTCGCCACCCAAAGTTAGCGCATCGATATAACAATCCGGTATCAAAGTTATAAGCTAGATCGCCAACACTAGTTGAGTAGCTACTTCCGTTTAGTCTAGTAACTTTAGACTCGTCTTCCCACAAGTTAGTTAATCGAAACGCTTGCTCAAGACTATCTGTTTTAACATCATAAGAAGGAGTAAAGTATTTATGCATATCTGGAAAGAGGGATATGCCGGCTGACAAGTTCATTCGTGCGATATTCTTCTCGCTTGACATATGACCTTCTCGATTAATCAGGTCAACATCAGCGGAAGTCAATTTAATTTGAAATATTCTAATCATAATATAAAGCTCTCTAATTAATGAAGTACTATTATATCAAGGTCACAAGAGATGTCAAGCATTTCTCATTCTATCTGATAATTTCTTCAACTCTTTTCGATAAAATGCCAGCAAAGCCTGAGCTTCTTTATTTAATTTTATATTTTCTTTTTTTCTGGCTTTAAATTCTTCATCAGTCATTTGAGCCACAAACCTAAGGCGACAAGCCAAACCGCAATCAAGCCAAACCATATTAAACCTGCAAGAAAGCGTGATTTAATATAAGATTCCCCAAAGCTATCTACAGTCATAACAAAAACAGACAAAGTTACCCACGATAAGGACATAATTGTTACCACAAATAACACAATATTCACTATTATATCCATTTTTTATCTCCTTTGTATTTGGCGTGATGGACTAGTGCATCGCTCAGTACTGCTAGATCATAAGAAACTATGTCGAAGCCGCAGGCATTACACTCATGGTAAGGACGCGGTGCCACTAAAGGTATTCCCTCATGCTGGAATTCGTAATCTTCTATCTTGAGTACCATCTCTCCATCAGGGCATTTTTTGCACTTATTCATTACTTTCTCCTTTTAATTAACTACGTAAGAAACAAAGATTATTCATTCCCACCTATTCAAATTTTTCCAACCCCTCTTCCTGCTTTCATAAGATTCAATGCACGAACCAACGTACACCCAGCAAACCAAACCACAAATCCATACGAGAGGATAGGCGGTGAGACCTAACAAATAATCGAAAATTCCACCGAAACAAATACAAACCGAAACAGCACGCCAAAAAAACCAAACAATATTCATTACTTTTCTCCTTTTTTTGAATTCAGCAAGCATTGCATTCTGCCAACCACGCTATACTCTTTACCCTCTGCATTTATTTTCGGTGCTTTTTTATCATCTAGCCACATTTGTACGCACTCTAAATCTTCTGCTAACAGTTCTAATTCATTCAGCTTCATATCGTACATCATCTTCCCAATTAGGCTCGGGTTTGCAGAGTGATTCTAAGTACTCCTCTAGATCCACGCCGTCTCTTGGCATCGACTCCCATCCGTATGCTATCTGTCTAGCACTCATACCGTCAATTATTCTTTTCACATCAAGCTCCTTATTGAATTATTAGGCGGCTCTCGTTAATTCCATAAGATACCGTTTTGTATTAGGGCTGCACATTAACTCTGCCCCACAAATTGTTTTAACGGGGTAAATGCAAGCAACGTAGCCATCCCTCATTGTTGTAGCTACTCGAATAGCTGGTGTGCTATGTTGCATTAAAAACTCTCTAACTTCTTCTTTACATTTTTCGTTAATCATTGATTTCTCTTTATAATCTCTCATTAACTCTGCCCCACAAATAGTTCTCTAGCCTTTCTTATGTGCGAGTCATCAAGATCAAACTCTCCATGCCCAAAATCAACACCAATGTGTGCTATAGCTCTAACCAGATCTTCAAGTTGTGCATTCCTAGCCACCAACTCTTCTATCCTGTCAGCCGCTTGGGTGGCAGGCATAATCCCTAAAACACTATTGTCCGTTCTACGTAGCCATTCACAAAGTTCTGCGTCATTTTTCATCTATCACTCTCCC